CCCGTGTACCAACGTGCCTATGTTTCCTGGGCAGCTCACCGTTGGTCTGCCAGCCCGGCTGTATCCGTCATCCCCATCACCTCCGATCGGTGTCCTACCCGCCCGGACGGCATCAAGTACAACTGCGTGGTGTGGCGCACAGGTAACAACGGGGGCGGGTTCACCAACATCAACTTCGATTCCTCCAAGCACATCACCTTCGCCCTAGTCACTCTGGACGATCAGGTCGGGCTCGGCACTGACTACGTGCAGGATCGATACATCGCCTGTCATGAGGGAGGCCACTCCCTTGGAGGCGGGTTCGATGATCCAAGGACCGCATACAACGAGCACCACCTATGCAATAAGGCCAACGGATATCCTACATCGGAAGACTATGCGAGCATCGCAGGAGCGTACAACCACCATGGCTGAAATCTATCCCAAGATCCCCGGCCCCTTCAAGCGTGAGCAAGAGAAGCCGTTTCTACTGACCGATACCTGGTCCTCTCCCGAGCTGAAGTACCTGGCTGATAACAATTGGGTTTGGACCGAGAAGATCGACGGCACCAATGTCCGCATCATCTGGGATGGCTACAACATCACCTTCGGGGGTCGCACCGACAAGGCCCAGATGCCCAAGACCCTGACGGCCACTCTCGAACAGCTCTTCCCTGATGGAGCAGACACCGTGTTCGAGCAACTGTGGGGCGACACCCCGGCAGTCCTCTTCGGTGAAGGGTATGGACCCGGCATCCAGAAGGGTGGCTGGTACAGAGACAACGTAGGCTTCGCCCTATTCGACGTGAAGGTTGGAGACTGGTGGCTGAGCCAAGACGATGTCGCAGACGTGGCTAAGACCTGGAACCTTGAGACCGTGCCCTATGTGTTCACCGACACTGTCCATGAAGCTATCTATCAGATCCAGTTGGGTCACCGCTCTTACTACGATGACTCCCGTCTGGCCGAGGGCATGGTCGGTGTTCCTACTGTCCCGTTGTTCGGGAAGAGGGGCAACCGTATCATGGTGAAGGTCAAGGCGGTAGACTTCGGACCGGAGGCATGATGAACCCAGGCAAGCGTGAGAGGGAAGAACCAGTGCAGGTCCCTGTACCCTGGAGGGAGCCCGCCCCCAAGCGAGAGCCTTCTCCGGCCCCCGTCCCGGTGCCTGCCCAACCCCAGAAAGTGAGCTGAGATGAGTCTCTACGACAAGTTTGTCAACCTCCTTGCCCAGACCCGAGCCCGAGCTGCCGTCGTGGCTGCCTCGGCCGTCACCTTCCTGTCCGGTGTCGCCGTCCTCGTGACCACGTTCTCTGGCGACATCGCCTCCGTGGCCCCCGAGGGATACGCCGACGACGTTCTCAAGGTCTCGGTCATCGTGCTGGCGTGGCTAGCCACTGCCATCACTGCGCTACGCCGGGTAACCCCGGTGAAGCCGTCCGAGCGGGGCGTCCTACCCAACGACTGATCGTACGGCGGGACGGGAGGACCCTGTACTACCTACCGTCCCGCCGCTTACAATCCAAGGAGCAACCCCCATGAATATCCTGACTCTGGACATCGAGACCACCCCCAACCTGGCCCACGTGTGGGGCATCTGGCAGCAGAACGTCGGCATCAACCAGATCCTCGAATCTACCGACCTTCTCTGTTTCGCAGCCAAGTGGCACGATGACAAGATGGTACAGTTCTTCGGGTCGTGGGATGGCCGAGAGAACATGGTCCACGCAGCACACGATCTGCTGGCCGATGCTGACGCCGTGGTCCACTACAACGGTAACGCCTTCGACATCCCCACCCTGAATCGTGAGTTCCTGCTACGGGGGTTGACGCCCCCGGCACCGCAGAAGCAGATCGATCTGCTGGCCACGTGCAAGAGGAAGTTCCGCTTCCAGTCCAACAAACTGGACTTCGTGGCCCGGGAGCTGGGCATCGGTAACAAGGCTGACAACGGTGGCCACGAGACCTGGATCAAGGTCATGGCCGGCGATGAGAAGGCGCAGCGCAGGATGAGGAAGTACAACGAGCAGGATGTGCGCCTCACCGAGGCACTGTACGATCGCCTCCTGCCCTGGATCGAAGGGCACCCCAACGTCGGGCTCCACGATGGCAGCATCGGTGTGTCCACATGCCCTAGCTGCGGCAGCTACCATCTCAACAGGCGAGGCTTCGCATACACCGCCGTGTCCAAGTTCCAGCAGTACCAGTGCCAGGACTGTGGCCGGTGGGTCCGAGCCTCCAACCGTATCGAAGGGACCAAGGTTCAAGGTGTCGCAGGCTGACGATATTCTGGACTCCATCGAGGCCAAGGCTGATCGCCTGGCGGCAGTAGCCTACGCTGCTGCGCTGGGCGAGGCCATCGCCGTCTTCTACCAGTCCATGATCACGAACGGACTCCCCGAGCCCATTGCCCGGTTCGCTGTTGAGGGGTACGTCATCGAGAAGTTCCGCACCGTAGAGTTGGAAGCGGACGACTATGAAGAGGAAGAAGACGAGGACGATTAGCCTGCCGGCTCCCATCGATGAGGGCCCAGGAAAGTCTGAGTGGGAGAACCACGAGATGGCCAACCGGGCCTGCTGGCACTGCCTGGTCACCTGGAACACCAAGGGGACAGGTAACCACTGCTGGGTGTGCGGACGCTGGGGTCTGCGCTACGCTCTGCGCATCCCAAAGACTCTGCAGACCCGCAACATGTACGATGCCATGTACGAGAGGCACCGGGAACTGGCTGGCGGCCGGTGGATGTGGTCGGTCCCCGATTAGGGCGATTTTCACCAGGGATAACATCTCTCAGTTGCCCGCCCTGCTCGTTTCAGAGGGCCCCAGCTACCAGACACAGGGCCCCAGAAACGGCAAGCCTCTGACCTGCGATGATGCGCTCAGTTGCCCTGTGCTGAATCAGGGATCCCAGTGCAGCACGGGCACCTCGTAAGCCTCGGCCAGGTGGTAGATCCGGTCGATTCTCTGCTCCTTGCTGTGCCGAATGGTGCTCGGAACGTAGTCGTAGAGGGCTGACACGGTGGCGTACTGGGCTCGGTACATGGTCTCGTGGATGAAGACCCTACCTCCGAGCTGAACCTCGGCGACGACGGGCCCTAGCTGTGCTCTCCTGCTGGAGAGAGGGGCCAGTTCTCGGAAGGCATAGATTCCGCAAGGGTACGAGGACTTGCAGTCCTTCCCGGGAGATACGGCACACGGGCGTGGAGGATGGACGTGCCGGAGAAGGGTGTGCAACCTGTTGAGGGCTGGGTTGCGCATGAAGCAGTTGGCCACGAGCCCGCCGTACGCTGCGGGGGGCCACTCTATGTCGTGATACAGGGAGCGCATCCTCCCTGTCCTGTTGGGAGTCTTGACCGGCAGCCGGAAGGACCGGTACGCCGTGAACGATGTGCCCGGCACATAGTCCGGGACTTCCAGTGTGCTCATAGCCACTTCCTAGTGACGAAGTGGTCTAGTCCGATCAGCACGAACACCCCGTAGATAGCGGCCGTGGCCGGCCAGGGGAGGAACCACAGGGTCTCGGAGATGGTGGGCACGGCCCCCGTAACGATGGCGACTAGCTCATAGACACCTGCTAGCACTCCGAAGATACCAAGCCCGATGGATACCTTGGAGGCGTTCGATCGGAGACTGAGCCTCACGAGAACCACCCGTAGAGCCAGGCCAAGAACTTGTCCCACCAGCTCAGTGGCTTCGGCTGCGGAGGGGTCGGCCCGTCACCGGGAACGGTCCGGATGATGGGCACGAGGCACTCCCCGTCTTCGGCCAACAGCTTGCCAAGGTCGGACCAGCTCATCCAGGCGACCCCGCCCCATCCCCAGTCGGCGCCCCAGGAGTTGTGGACCATGACGGTCTCAGCCTCGACGTTGATGGCCCGCACGAGGATGGCGTGCCCGCCTCGGATAGATCCGGTGGCGTGGATCATGCCGGCGGAGTCAGTGTCATCCATGCCGTCGTACCAGTTGACGCCTATGACCACGGGACCCCATTGGGACAGGGTGTCGAGGGCATCCTGGAGACCGAAGCCCCAGCGATACTCCGAATACCAGCCCAGGGACAGGAGAACCTTGGCTCCGGCTAGCACCGAGGTCCCTTCGTAGTCCTCTCCCGGCCACTCGTCCACCTTCTGAGCCCTGTTGTAGATCATGGTGGCGTAGGCGCTGTCGATAAGGTATGGATCGACAGGGACTACCGGGGTGCTGAGGATCTCGTGGGTCAGGCCATATCCCACACACTCAGGAGTTTCCCACTGATTGAGAAAGCGGTCGAGGTCCCACACTCGGTTGACCAGAGGGACATCAGACAGGAGGGCCCGGATCCGATAGCCTTTGCTGGCCTCGTCAAACTCCGGGATTCTCCCTAACCCGCCAGCCGGCATCATTACCTCGATTCCACTATCCTGTCAGCCTGCTTAGACCTGCGCATTCTATCGGCTAGCTGGGCTTCTAGCTCCGTGACCTTGCGGGAGGTCTGGTTCAAAGTGGTCAAGGGGCGGTCCAGCTCCTGCATCAACAGGAGTTCTCGCCTCGTTGCATCAAGTTCTGACTGCACAGCGGCCGTGATGTTACCGTCCACCAGGGTGTGGATTACATCCAGCTTGCTGTCCACCAGCGGGGCATAGTCGGCTATGCGCTGGTTCTGTTCCAGGTTCTGCCGTGCCAGACCTTCCACCCTGTCCTGCCGGGCCCAGTCTTCTAACTTCTCTGAGTGCCGTAGGCGGTTCGCTACCCACCCAGAGATGAGGGGAGCTACCACCGAAACAATCACGGCCACGATGATGACTTCCATAGATCCTCTCCTGGGTCAGACTGCGGCCAGCTTAGCGCCCAGAGCTGCAACAACAATGTTGCCGATATCAGGCCCAAGAGCGTCGGCCAGGATGGCGGCCACCTGCTCAGGGTCGAGGGCGGTCAACAGAGCGGGCAGAAGGGCAGCAGCTAGGGCGGCCTCATCGACGTCGATGATCCCGACCTGAGCTACGGCGGCCAGCACCTTGGCGGTGGCGGCGAGCAGCTCGTTGTTGGTGGTGCCGGTTGCCCAGGGGTCGGCAGGGTAAGCCTGGTTGCTTACTCCCATGGCTAGGTACTGGGCCTGCCTCTGGTTCTCAGCTCGAATCGTTGCAGCGATCCGAACATGGTCTGCTTCAATCATGTCATCTTCCTCCGTACCGCCCGCAGCTCGGGCGATGGTTTGGTAGTCGGCGATTCCGGGATCCCAATGTGAGTTGTTGGGAACATTCTGATGTCCACATAGGCCGTCGAAGGCGGCCCATTGAGCCGCTGTAAAGCGTACTGATCCGCCTGTTCCCGCTGAGGCGGGCCCATCTGAGCGGGCCAGATGGGTGAGGTTGAGGGGGACTCCGGCCTTTATCACCGGCCCTATAATCCTACGGCCTAACCACTCAGCATGGGTGGTGGCGGGCTTATTAGCGGCGTACCCGAGGATCTCGACCTGGATGGCGTGCTTGTGATTGGTCTCAGGAGTGCCAGACGGATGGAGCAGGGCGTAAGCAGACAGGGTTAGCGGGATGCCCTGCCCTAGCCAGTTCTTCTCAGGCCAGCACCAGAAGTGAGGCGGGGCCGCATGAGTGGCGATGTAGCTCTTGAGCCCGGCGACAGTAGACCACAGGCCCGAGGTGGCGTTGGATGGAGCCTCCATCGTATGGAATACGAATCGCCACGGGGAATTGGGCTCTCGGTATGTGGCTCCTGCCTTGGATTGGATGCGTTCGGCACCCTCGACCCATGCATCTACCATGCGAACGCCTCCAGGTTTGAGATCATCGAGCGGTCTAGGTCCACCAGTCCGTTACAGACCTGTTGGCCGTTCCTATATTGCTGTAGGTGAGCCTTGGGAGACCAGCGAAGGACTCCATCGAAGGTGGACCAGGCGTATGTCTGCCATCCCCAGGCGGCGTATGTAGGCACCAGCCTGTCCATGGCGGCCCAGCCTCCGTACACACCCGTTCGAGCCTTGCCAATGATGGAGTGTACCCCCTCCAGATAGTTCTGGCACTTGGCCCATTGGACTGCGGTCAGAGTGTTGGGGTTGACATCGAGGGCGAAGAAGATGGGCAGGTTGGTGGGCTGCCCCAGTACACGGGCCTGAGTCTTGGCAATGTTGGCGTCCACGACACCCTCGTCCTCGGTGCCCTCGATCATGAAAGCCTTGCCGGTCTGCCATACCAGGCCGATCTTGATACCGGCGGCATGGAGTTTGTCCCGCTCGGCGATGGTCAGGTTCTCTCCCGTGTCGTCGTCACCAAGGTAACGAACGGCAAACCTGATGCCTGCCTGGAACATACAGGGCGGGTCGGGCCTGCCCCACGAATAGTCTACGCCTTCTGCCATTAGCTTGTATTCCCCGTTCGGATTATGTAGACAACGGTCTGGAAGGGTGGGTTGGCAACGTCGCTGTCACCCCCGAGGGTCGCCCCGGTGGTCTGCGCAGATCCGCCCCCGGCCGCAGCTCCGGTGGAGTGGGAAGACGTCCACCCGGCAGTTCCCTTACGAGCTACCTGGATGCTCGGAGAAGATGCGAGAGCAGTTACCTGAGCGTGTGACGAGGCGGTGTCTAGGGCATGGACGTGGTCGATAAGCCCGCCCGTTCCGCCCAGTGTAGCGCCTGTGCCCGACCCGGCCTTGCCCAGAGGAAACCTCTGGCGTAGGTCCGGGACGTTGAATGTGGTCGAGCCGTCCCCCACCCCGAAGGTAGTGCTGATGATGCCGAACAGGGTGGCGTACGTGGTGCGGGAGACGGCGGCCCCGTCACAGAGCAGCCAGCCTGTTGGGGCAGTAGCAGCTCCGTATGCTGTGATGGCGCCTGGGGGAGACAGGAGGTCACGTGCTGCGGCTGCGATCTTGGCTATGGTGACGGCGCTGTCCTGAATGGCCGCTGTGTCTACGGCATCGTTTGCCACTTCGCTAGAACCCACAGCGTTGGCAGCGATTTCGGAGGATCCGACTGCGTCGGCAGCGATGGCGGCCGAGGTAACAGAATCAGTCTGTAAGGCATCAGCGCCCACAGAGTTAGGCATGGCCCGTGAGTGCTGGTGATCAGACTGAGATGTGCTAAGCGCCGGCAGCATTGGCTGGGTCACGAGGCAGCCTCAGCAGCGAAGAAGCCCTGGAAGACGTCGTCGGCGTTCCAGGTGAACGGGGTGTTGTTGTCCCACCCTGCGGCCGTGCCGGCGGTGACGAAGGACTGAGCTACGCCGGGAGCTGCGTCGGTGAATCCGCCCAGCCCCGATGAGGCATTGGCGCCGCCCGGGTTCTGGAAGCAGCGGCCGACAGCCAACCAGCCGGTCGTACCAGCGGAGCCGTGGCCGGTGAACCGGTCGACAGAGGCGAACGGGATCTCGAATCCGAGCGGGCCCGAGACCGAGCCCCCGGTTCCCAAGGCGAATCCGGCGATCCCGAACATGAGCCGACCGAACTTGAAATACTGTCCGTACTGGACTCCACCCGTTCCGAGTGTGACGTTGTGCAGGTCGAAGTTGGGGTCGTAAGCGATCGACGCTTCTGAGCCCAGCTTCGCCATCGTCACGATGGCATCGGCGAGCTGCGCTGAGGCGGACACGCCACCCGTGTTGATCTTGCCGGCGATCACCGAGTTGGCAGCCAGCTTGCCCGAGGTCACGCCGAGATCGGCGATCTTGGCGGTGGTGACGTTGAGGTCGGCGATCTTGGCGGTGGTGATCCCGAGGTCGGCGATGTCTCCCGTGGCCACGCCCAGGTTGGCGAGGGCGGCCGAGTCCACCACACCGGCAGCGAACTGGTTGGCGGCCGAGATCCCACCGACCCCGATCTTACCGGCTGTGACAGCGCCGGCCTGGATCTTGGCCGAGATAACCGAGTCGGTGCCCAGCATGGCAGCGGTGTGGAGAATGGCAAGGTGCCGGGCTGTGTTGAGGTACTGAGTGTGGTGATCCAGCCCCACATTGGTGATGTGGTCATTGGACTCCTGGGCGTCTATGGCCGTGTAGCAGTGACGGATCTTGGCCCCCGACGAATGGGTAGCTGCGGCCGTGCCATCAATGCCTCGCTTGCCGGTGTCTGCCACTGTCAGGGTGTTGCCGGTGCGGGACTGGATCTCAATCTTCTCCTTACCTGCCAGGTCGTATGAGACGATGACGTGGAAGGGACCGCTGCCTCCACCGCTGGGCCATCCGGTAGGATCGGCGATGGCTATGGACAGGGCCGAACCGTTGATGCCGGACGAGATCGTCGTATCGACGGCCCCTCCGGCATGGTCTCGATTCACATACGATGAAGCAGGCATAGCTCTCTCACTCTAAGGGAAGGAGGGTCACACAACTACCTTGAGTCGGACCAGGCAGGTACCGTTGATACCCATCTGCTCGTCGGACCCGACGTAGATGTCATGCTCGTCTAGAACGTAGTCCATGACTATCACTGACCAGCCTCGGCCAGCCTCCGAGTACAAGACCACGTTCTTGCTGGCTCTCAAATCACGAATGTTGTCCACCTGATCTAGTGTATTGATGGCCTCAGTTGTCTTGTCCAGGCGGTGAATCACGGGACCGATAAGGAGAGGCGCCTCGATGACTTCGACCAGTGGGGTGACAGGTTCGGCACGTAATCCGAACGAGCGCAGGGTGGGCCCGGTGGTGCCCGCCCCAGTATCACGGGCTAGGCTCGCCCTTACCTCGAAGTCGGTGCCCACTGCCTCACCTGTGCCGAGAGATTGGTGTTCATCACCCACTGTGCCGATGCTGGTGAACGTGCCCCCGTCCACGGCCAGAGAGAAGGAGTGGGTCCCAGTAGTGTGGACTCCCGAGTGGGACGAATCTAGGAACAGGGACAGCTTGGAGTCGATCAGTCCGTAGTCGAAGGCTCCGGTGTCCAGCTCGGCCGTGGCCACGAGGCGGGTCTGGTGCTCGGCCCACATCCCTGCCGCTGCCACGGTGAAGACACGGATCCCCTGGAAGGTGACCACCGCCTGCACGGCACCCTGGGCTGAGCTGGTGACCATCAGGTCCGAGGCGTATGCTGGCGCCAGGTTGTCGATGTTCGAGAAGGTCTCCATGCCGAGGCGGCCCAGGCCCGAACGCCCGGCCTCGAAGTTGGTCCATCCGAACCACACGAACTTGTCCTGCCCCTCGAAGCACAGGACCGACGTGTCGGTGGGGATGAACGAGCCGATGGTCAGGTCCCCGTTGCCACCTACCACACCCACTCTGACTCCCCGGCTGGTACCGATCAATACGAAGCCAAGGTATCCCTGCATGGACTTGATGATCTCACCGTCAGGCAGGAAACCGGCGACGACAGGCTGGTTCAATCCGGTGCCGTCCTCCTTCATAGAAAGGCGGTAGATCAGGGACTTATCCCCCGAGAAGCCTCCCATATATAGGGCGGTGGGGCCCTCGGCCGAGCAGTTCCATACGAAGTCGGTGTTGATCTGTGTGAAGAAGGCGGCCGGGAGTGCGCCACCCCCTGCCACCAGGGTGGAGATGTCGTAAAGGATGGCGCCCTGAGAAGCTAGCCAGCGTCCCTTACCGTAATAGACCTCAGCCACAGTGCCGGTGATATGGGCAGTCTTGGTGGCTGCGCCCCTCGTGGTCTTGTTGATACCGGACGATCCAGCAGCAAGAAGAACGTTGAATCCGTCCGAGGCCATAGAGGTAAAGGCTACGGCCGAACCCCCCGTCACTGTGGTGAATGAGGGGGTGTCCACCGTCACGTCGGTGGTGTACTTGAGAGCTGTGCCGTCCACTATATACAGATGGGTGCTGGTGGTAGCAAGGTAAAGATTGCTGTTGGCGCTGGGAAGCTTCTCGTCAGTGTCCTTGAGCATCCCTAGCTGATACTTGGTCCAGATGTCAGCCCCACGTGAGCGCCGGAAGCGGAAGGGGTTGGACTCATCAGCCCTGTCGAAGAGGGTCTGGCCCGCCCCCACGTGCCAGGACTCGAAGGCCCGGCGCCAGAAGGCTTCTGGGTTCAGGGTCTGCCGGCCCACATTGGTGATGATGTCCTGGGCGGGGCGCAGCTCGGGGATAGAGGCGTGCCGAGGTTTGGTGTCCCTGGTGTCCAGCTCGTACGGGATGCCGTTGAGGGAGACGGGGTAGGCTCGGTTGGCCGCCACCGAGACGGAAGATCCTCCTCCAAAGAAGGGCTGGGCGAAGTCTGAGTCGAAGCCGAAACTCATCCGAGCGCCTCGGGGTACCGCCTCGCCAGTCTGATCTGCTCGGACACGATGCGGTCGTTGAGCAGTTGACCGAACGATGCCATCGAGCGGGAGTGGGCTGTGGTGGACGCCTCGTCACCACGGCGGGGGTCTGCTTGTGATGTGGAGTAGGAGCGTTGGGCCTCGGAGCCGCCCATGAGCCGGTAAGCGGCCCCGAGGCTAAGGATGTCGTGTGCCTCGGCGTGTAGTCCGGAAACTGCGAGCACGTCGTCCGTGGGGTTGACAAGAGGTGCGAAGGATGCTTTGTAGGAGACCCGGATCACGTGTCCGGCACGGCCCCCCTGGTTGATGACGATCTGGATACCTGACGGAAACTCCGTCGAGTCGGCCGCACGGTCAAGGCGCCACATGGATCGGGGGATAGGTGGCCACGCCGTGTGGTCCTCGGGTACGTTGTACCTCACCCGCCAGATGTCGATGAGATCAGTCACGCCTGCCAGGTCATACCCGGACGTGGCAGGGTTGTAGACAATGTCGGTGGCGGTCTTTACCTGGAATAGCCCTGCCATCGGGGAGGACAGGTCGGCTAGTTCCTCGTTGATGGCGGCAGCGATCTCGGTGGTGGTCCACGTGGGGTTGATATGAACCATGTCCCCTGCGTCGTGAGCTACGGCCACCGACCCCTCGGTTCCACGTATCACAGTGGCGGTGTTACCGGTGCTGGCCACCGCCGTGACATACACGCACTCGAAGCCGATGCATAGGCGGGACCCCTCGATGAACTTGGTGTCGTATGTCAGGTTGATGGTGTCATCGTCTGCATCTACGCTCACGGATAGAGTGTTCTGGGGCTCTCTCTGCTGGCCCATTAGTCGCACTCTGGTGCGGGTGACGACATCATCGAAGGTAGTCACTCAGGTCTCCCCTCTATTTGGGCGGCGCTCGTGGCTGTCTGGGCCAGACGATGTGAGCCTCTAACGGACCTGGGCTGGTAGCCCTGCTCACGCAGAGCCTTGAATGCGGGCATGTCTCGCTCACGCATCTTCTCCCTGGCTCGGGTACGGTCAGTGGGTTCGTCCGGCATGCCCTTGGTGTGGGTGACAGCACGGGTGGGCAGAGCGGCAGGACTTATCTGTATGCCGAGAAGGTGATCCCGATAAGGGAGATCACATCTCGGGTCCTTGCAACTGGAGGGATGGCTCATGTGATGAAGTCTCCGTATCCTGCCTCGATCAGCTCTGACTCTTCGGCCGTGGTGATGGGGTGGACGTGCCCACCTTCATACACCCTAGCGGCATTGGCCAGTGCCAGCACCGAGTCATCGTGGGTTTCGGATATCAGCTCTCCCTTGCGGAAGACCCGGTCAATCTGGCCTCCCTGATAAGGATAGGTCGTCTCATGCCAGTCGGCATTCTGGTCCTTCCAGACGGTGGTGCCCATGGCCCAGGTCTCATAGAACTTCCACAGGGCGTGGGCCCCGGAGGTCAGCACCTTGTTGGGGTCATAGATCAGGATGCCGGGACGAAGGGGAGGGGTGAATACGGCCACGGGAGGTTCCGCCAGTTCGAGTAGAGGGGACTCCAGGACTTGCTCCTGGATCATGTTGATGACTCCGAGGTCTATCGGACCAATGTACTCCACTACAGGAGATTCGAGAACCTGGAGCTGTGATATGAAGTCGGGGACTGCGAGGTTGTGAACCTGGGTGAGGGCAGGCGCCTCTATAACCTGTAGCTGATCGATACTGCTCACAAATAGATCGATAGGTCCGCCACCGATAGTTGGCGTCTCCAGCACCTGTAGCTGAGCAATGTCTTGTACGGTCAGGTTGTGAACCTGAGTCAGGGTCGGAGTCTCTAGGACTTGGAGCTGAGACACTCCGTTGGCTGCAAGGATGTGGGTCTGAGTTATAGCGGGAGACTCTATAACCTGTAGCTGATCTATGTTGTTGGCCCCGATGGTGTGAACCTGGGTGATAGCCGGAGTCTGTAAGACCTGGAGCTGGCTGACACTGGAGACACCGATCTCATGGACCTGAGTTATAGCGGGAGACTCTATAACCTGGAGCTGATCAACATTGTTGACGGTTAGGTCTGTTCCCGAGGCAAGACTGAGGTTGAAGAAGACCATCACCCCGGCGCCAGTAGCAGCCCCGGTAGTGAGCGTGAACACCCCATCGGGTCCGGCCGAGGCGGTGCCCGACGTGTAGGTGCGGTCGATGCTGTGCCCACGCAGGTCGGTACCCGACGAGGTGGTGGCGTTCCAGCGGGTGGTGGCAGCCCCGAACGTGACACCAGCAACGGTGACAGTCATCGGGACGGTCGGTGTGCCGGCATCACCGTTGACACCACAGAACGCCCCGAACATATCACCAGAAGCGAAGCTGATAGTGGTGCCCGACGCCGCAGGATCTACCCCCGTGGATGCGACCGTGTTGTCGACGGCGGTGGCACACACGGGAGTGTCCCAGACCTCGCCTGCCCCCTTGGAGTAGGAGATGGCGCCCACCATCGTGGCATTGGGGACGCCCGACAGGTCGATGCCGGGCAGGGTGGACCAACTAGCGTCCTTCTCACGGAAGAACAGGGCCACCCTGATGTTGCCGGCGTCGTTACCGGAGTCGGTCAGACCCGAGTTAGCGTCCTCGTTGTTGGCGGGGTCCTGCCAGCCGGTCGGAGGGTTGGTGGCGATGGTGGTCGCTGCGTACTTGACGATGACCCCATACACCACCATGTCCCCGTTGGCGGTGCCGGCCGGGAGAGCAGGCGCCGAGGTAGGGTCGGTGGCTCCGCCAGAGGCTAGGGCGGTTACGCCTCGGAATGCAATGGCCACTATGGGCCCCTACTCAGGTGGCGTCCCGGACCTCAATAGTCCAGGCCGGGATGTTCACCGTGTTCCCGGACGTGAGGGCCTGAGTGGCTGATAGGTCTGTCACCGCACGTACCACCGAGCCCGACACAGTGACCAACGCTAGGTGCGCAGCAGTGCCCGTGACATCTACGGGCACAGCAGACTTGGCGGCGACCGTGATCTTCCGGCCGCTGACAGCACCGTCCGTCTTGGGGAAGTCGGTGCCCGGAGTCATGGCCACATCTGCTAGCGAGGCTGCCACGATCTGAGCGTATGTGGGTGCGGCCCCCAGGGTAGAACAGACGTGCTGCACGTCGGCGAGATCGATATAGTCTAGCGGAGTCTCGATCTCTAGGTCGGTAAGATACTTAGTCACAGATCATCCCTCTCATGGGGCAGGCGCAAAGGTGAGCACGAATCCGGCTGCGGGGAAAGCCTGCTTCATTCGCTTCCCGGTGTTAGCTCCACCAAGAAGGTCAGCAGCCCTGCCGGCGAGACCAATGAACTCTGTTCGACCCTGAGCTGCTCCAGCCCCGAACTGGGTTTCGATGGCCCGTTTGAGGGCTCCCGGAGCATCACGCTTGTAGCGAGTCCTTGCCATGTACTGGCAATCCTCGTAAGAGGTTTCGGTAGCCACGCCTCGTCCTGTTGTGTAGCCTCCCCCCGGCGTACCAGGGGGAGGCGATGGGTTAGGCCGCCAGGGCCCCGAGCACAGTGGCGATGTCGGCGAGGTTGGGCTTGTATCGCCCACCCTCGGACGACCTGCGGACGGCGATGGAACCCGCCATCAGGGCCTTCTGGATCCTCTCCACGGAGCCCTTTTTGAGGGCGGCAGCCTCGAAGTTGGCCGAAGCCACCCTAGAAGTTGCCGTAGTCGTGGTGAGGAGAGGTAGCCCCAGGTTGCCGACACCGACCACTCCGACAACCGGAGCGCCAGTAGCGATGACTTGGACCTTAGTTGCCATTATCAGACTCCCAGTGAGCTGGAGGACTCGACACGGACCAGCGACGCCTCACGGAATCGTGCGAAGCCGCCGAGCCAATACCAACCTAGCCCTCGGAACCTGTTGAGGATGTCCGTCACCGGAGAAACCTCAATGTTCGGCTGGGGGTTGGCCACTGGAGCAGCGTATGCCTTGGCCTCGGCCTCCTGTCCCATGAACAGGCTGGGGTAGACATCCTCGTTGGTGGCACCACCATTGAGCCAGCCCGTGGGCAGCTCGGGGATATCTAGGCGGGGGGTCTCAACGAAGTTGAAGCCCTCAAACACGCCGGCCGTGCCTCGCCAAATCTCTTCGATCTTGGCGCCGGACTGGACACGGGGGTCCCGCCATGAATCGGAGCCGGTCTCGGAGGACAGATCGTAGAAGACTGACGGGGCGATGAAGGCGGCGTAGTAATCGCCGAACCTCTTGACGGCTGCGTTGGTTAGACGCACCCGGGCCTGGCGCACAGCGTCGGCACGCAGCACGTCTGCGTGGACGATGGTCGCACGGGAGGTACCGGTACCGCCGAAGGCGGAGGGGAAGATGACGCCGGTCCCACCGAGCAGTGGGTTGCGGGCGAGGTTGTCGAAGGTCTTGCCACCGTTGTAGCCGATCTCCTTCGAGGCCCTCATCATCTCGTTGAGGTAGGACGTGCCACGCAGCTTGGCTGAGATGGTGGTGGCCTTGCCGTACTCGTCCAGAGTGACGGTGGCCGTACCATCTGCGAGGGCTGTCGGCGTGACATCCGACAGTTCGGTCAGCGGGGTTGGGGTGGCCTCAACAGCCATCTCCGACATGATGTTGAAGATGACAGAGGTGCCAGGATGGGTCTGGGCTGTGGGCTGTACCTGTGCGACCTTGTCGAAGTAGAACTCCTGACGAAGGGCGAAGTACGCCTTAGCCTCGTACGCAGCGGTATCGCTCGCAACTTGAGCGGTACCGGTAACTGCGGTAGTGGGCATTATGGTTCACCTAGTCTCGAAGGGACGGAAGGCAAACCTGCCGGTACCGCTTAGGCGTAGGGGAGAAGGTCGATATTCTCCTGCAAGAAGGCGTCCAGGTCAGCCTCACTGTCGAAGGATCTCACCTTGGCATCGAAGGCTTCCTGCGTCCTGATGGGGGCATCAGGTGAAGCCGAGGATGAAGGTGACTTCGCCAGCTTGGCCAGCTCGGCTGCCTCGGTAGCCGCTCCCGGATCCTGAGTCTCGGTCTCGACCTCTTCGGTCTTGGATCCGAATCCCAGTTCCTCGGCGGTAGCTTTGAGCCCTTCGGCTGTGAAGTCACCCTCGTGGGTGGCTTCAAGAGCCCGCTTCTGCTTGTCCGATAGGCCGGATAGTCCGGCATCGGCGAACGCAATCTTGCGTTCCAGATCGGTGGCCCTCGTCTCAGCCTCTTTGGCCTGGGCTTCCGCCTTCTCAGCCCTTTCCTCAAGTTCTCGCCGCCAGTTCTTTCGCTCTGGCTGCGATCCCTCGGGGTCGGTCTCAGCGGATTCCGTGGGGTCTGCCATATTCTTTTGTCCTCTCCGTGGCGAACACGCAGATCCCGGAGGATGATCTGCGGAGCCTCATGCAGTTCAAACATCACGACCTCTTTAGGTGGGTCGGCCACCGCACCTTGAATGGTAGAGCCTGACAGTCACATTCGCAACTGTATCGCCTCGATGATGGCTGCTCGGCCCATTTCGTCTGGGACTTGGAGTCCGACCTTATTGGCAGCATCGGCCCATGCCGCACGGGATGCTCCAGGCCCTTGCTCGGGTGGGAACTGGAATCCCGGCGGGATATTCAGGGAACCCACGGGCTCGTAGACCACGTTAGTGGGCTCCACGGTGGTCTCGACCACGGGGTTCTCTGGAGGGGTCTCACCGGGAACGGCGGTCTCGATTGTGAAGTCCTGAACTTCGGGACTGCACCAGCAATTCTTGTCCAGAGTGTGCTCCTTATCGGGCACGAAGTCCACGGGGCTACGCCGGCTAGCCAACAGCTCCACTCGGGGGCGGACCTTGTTGCGCAGCACGCCAGCGATAAACCTCTCGGCGTCAGCGAAATGCTGGTCTCCTGGCTTGGGGTTCTCGACCCAGTCGGTCAGGACATCGATCATCTCTACAGGACCCATGATTCCATACTCTCCTTCATCCAGGCCGGAGCTAGAACTACCGCTCGGAACGACCGGCCGGCGGCCGAGCAGGCAAGGAGGCGCATCACCCCGTGGGTGATATCCCCATGGCTATCGAATCTTATCGGGTGTTCGTAGTAACCCCTCTCCAGAGTCTGATCTTGCCACTGTCCCGAGATCATGATGGACGAGTACATATCAACTGCGCCCGGAGCCTTGCGCTTGATGTCAGCCCAGTGATAGGAGTCCCGGGGGATGTCCATGACTATGGCATGAGCCAGGCCGGGCTCGAACGTGTAGTCGAAGTAGACCCAGCCTGGCGGGGCGGGGGGAAGTTCGGACGTATCAGCCTCCATGTTGAAGCCGTCGATGGGGCACTTCTTGACGCCCTGCATCCCCCGATTTCCACACTTCACGCAGTAGACGTTCATCAGGTGGATGACGATCCGAGCCCGCCTAGACCCTCTTCGCCTGAGGCGAAGCCGCCGCCCTCCTGGAACTTGGCGGCCCTCTTCTCACCCCGGGTCTTTACCTGCTCAGACAGGGCCTCGTTGCCAGAGATCAGCTCTAGCTGATCCTCCACGTCGATGTCTTCCTCGGTGGGCTCGATGCCAGAGAACAGCTCCTTGGTGTGTACCAGGGTGCCGAACCCCTCCAGGGCTGCGTTGGGATCCGTGCCCCGGGTGACGAGATCCTCAGCCTGGGAGGCGGAGAGCTGTCCCCACCCTGTACGGGAGGCCATCTCGGCCACCTGCGCTGCGACAAACCGACGCTGGAGGATGGGCGCCTGCTCCTTGGGGTTGAGCCAGTAGCGGGTCAGGTCCCCTGTGGTGACACCGTACAGCCTGTCAAGCTGGGCACGCAGCTCGGGGGAAGACATATGCACCACCGTGGCAGCGATGCCCATGCGATCCTGCATCTCGGAGACGGACTTGTCGTCTGCGATCCACTGGCCCATCTCCTGCCGGGTCACCTGGAGGCCCAGTGCCGAGGCGGCCGCCTCCATGGTGGACTCGTACTCCAGAACCTCTTGTACCGATATGGGAGACCACCCATTGTTGGAGCGGGTGAAGATCATCCAGAAGCGAGTCCGGAATGCAGGCTGGTTCTCCATGTCGAGAAGGATCTCGTCCTCGGAGGCGCCGCTGGTCAGCATCCCCGAGGCCCACGGGATCAGGCCGGCGAGGCCCGAGCGGGTCAGATAGTCTTGTAGCATCGGTCCGGCTGTAGCCATTACATCTTCCTCGTGCCGAACATCTCACGAATCTTGGTGACCATCGAGGCATCAGCTTGCCGGCCCTTCGAGGTCTTCCACCACTCGGGAGTGTCACGTGCCAGCTTCAGCACTTCGGACTCTGTCATCATGCGCATCTGCTTGGTCTTGGGGTCCCGGATACCCATTAGAGATCGATACTTGGGGTTGCTCATCTTGACTTCTCCGGGCCCTCCCAGTTCCAATTCTTCGGCGATGAGCTGACGATAGGGGCCGATGATGTCTCCCACGGTCTCACCCCTCTGGAGACGTTCAGCCATATGGGGCAGACGCTTCTGGGCTTCCCGGCTGAGCTGGGCCTGATAGTCCTCCATGGTACGCTGTCCGGTCACGATCCACTGGGTCCATTTCTTCTGTACGTGAGCAGGAACCGGCCACTGAAACTCATCGAACGCCATCTGGCGCACTGCCTCGGCCGTGGTGGTCCAGGCTCCTACAGTGGCACGGCCTCCCTTCTCGGCCAGCCTGACGATGGCGTTCTGAACTGAGAAGTCGTCTGCCTTGAGGCCACGACTGAGGGCGTAGTTTCGGATATTTGCAATCTCGGCGCTGGTCCCCACCACACCCAGCCTTCTCATTTGTGCAATGATTGACTCATTCATGAGTCGGGTCTGGTCCTTGGCTTCACCGGGGTCGGTGGCACCAAGGATGAACCAGCGGCGCTGCGCCTCGGACTGGCTACGGAACCAGGCCGAGGCGATGAAGTTGCTCTGGAACTTGGTGGGGGACCAGTTACCGGCCACGGCCTTGGTCAACAGGCTGGCGATAGCCGGGATCTTCAACAGCGGCACCAGAGAGGGGTATCGGTCTTCTACATCGGATCGCAGCGACATCAGTATCCGTGTCCCTTCCAGCCAGCTTGGAGGCTGCCGTACCGGCCGAGGGTGTACCGGATAGAAGCTACGATGTTGGCAAATCCGTCTCGGATTCCCCTGCTGGTCAACTCTCGTGCCCGATCAGGAAAGGCGGAACCGATGTTCTGCATGAGTCCGATAGAAGGGTCGCCCCGCTGAGCATTGATGTCCGTCTGGTTGATGGCGTTGGGGTCACCACCTGATTCGGTTCCCATCTGCATTAGAAGCAATCCCACGAGACCAGGGTCCTGGCCAGTGTACTTGAGGGCGGCGATAGCTACATCACGCCAGCGGTCGGTCCCCGAGCCGGGAGGGTTGTAACCGGGGGGCGGGACGTTGCCTCCGAAGCCTCCACCACCGCCGGCAGGCATCTGCTGGGCCTGATCGGGAGTGCCGGGGATAGTAGTGGTGTCCTGACGCAGCGGGCCCATGGTCTCCGGGATGTCCTCGGGGGACTGGCCCTGAGCGATCTCGGGAGTGTCTGCTAGTGAGGCGACTGCCGGCGTAGCCGCCATGTCAGTTCCGGGGCTGGCGGACATGCTGGCAAGCTCATCACGGTTAGCGCCAACCATAGCATCGAGATAGCCCGTAAGAAGCTGCTCACGGCGTTCCTCCTCGCTCATCGGGTTGTCGGCCCACTTCATATCGAAGCCGTATGCCCCCATCTGTTGGGCTCCCTGGTAGAAGCCCTGGGTCTTGGCCCCGTTAGCGAGCTGCACGTGCCAGGGCTCGTCCCCCATGGGGAACACCAGGCCGAACTTGCCGGCATTGGCGAGGGCCCAGTTTCGGGCTGCGTCGCTGCCATATCTCAGGTCCATGGCCAGACCATGGTTGTGGTTGGACTGGCCCGGTGGAGCGGCACGGGCCTGGCCAGGCTTGCCGGCCTTGTAGTCCCTATAGAGCTGGGCCTGCTCCTCGTAAGAGCGGTATCCGGAGCCGGGGGAGATGCTAACTCCGGCAGCTCGGCCGGCTGCGATCATGGCCTGGATCCCCGAGACCAGCATTGGGTTCATGTTGGCGTAGCCCGTGCCCATCAGACGTAGCCTCCCAGCGCCTCGAAGAAGGCCGGGGCGTAATCCTCAGCCACCTGGGTGGCCTGGAATCCTCCTGGATCCTTCTCCTTGGCCAGGTCTTCGAGGAAGGTCTCAGGGCTCTCGATGCTCACCGACGACATAGCCTTACCCGGCTCTATAGTCCCTGTGGCCGGGGCCCCGCCGTACCATTCGGCCTTGTCTCTGGCTATCTGAGCATTGTATGCATCCTTCTGGGCGCTGATCTCGACCTGATTGTAGGCTTCGACAGCCTGGTTGATCTGGGCCTGGGACCAGCCTTCACCAAGCAGCTCCCGTACGCTCTTGCTGAACACCCGGGCGAGATCCTTCTTGTTGGTGGTCTTCAACTCCAGAGGCGGGGGAGTGTATGGAGCGTATATAGGACTCCCGTCCGGGTTGTATCCCATGATGTTAGAGCCTCCGCCACCATCCTGGCCCCCTCCACCACCTCCGCCACCGGCTCCGCCACCGGCTCCGCCACGGACTCCTTGCAGGCCGGCATTGTATAGATCGGCCAGAGCTGTCTGGTCGTCCACTCCTCTGGCATTGGCGTGAGTGAGAACCTCACTGTATGCAGAGGCGGTCTCCTCGTTCCAGATTCCGAAGTTGGAGAAGGACCCGGGCAGGATCCCGGCTGTAACGAGGGCACGCTGAATGGCGGCGATGCTGCCACCGCTAAGGTTGGCCGGCTTCCACTCATCCCCGGTGAAGTACCGAGGCGGGACCTTGTGGGACTCTAGAGCAGTGGTCTCGTTGTATCGGCTCTCGGATCCCAGGGACAGAGACTCGGCCTGCCGGACACCCATCCCCCGGAGGGGGCCTCTCTGGGCTATGGCTCGGTAGTTCTCAGGTACGCCTAGAGGCTTGGGCCTCTCTGAGCTGCTGTCATCCCTGCTCCCGCTACTGCCGGGACGGAATTGAGGGACGCCGCTGGATCGTCCTGAACTACTGCGGCGACGGACGAACTTCCCTGTGTCTCTAGGATCGAATCGGGGCATTAGCCTGTGTCCTCGTCCGTCTCAGTCTCTCTCGACAGGACATAGTCATACAGCCTGGCGAAGCCTGGATGTCTCTCTGTCACCCAGGTGGCTAGCTCTCTCAAGTATGCCCTGGCATCTGCCATATCCTCGGCAGTTGAGGGCCAAGCCCGATCCTGAGAGGCGGCGTAATCGACCACCTGCTGACGGCCCTCAAGATATTCGGACAACCCCTTTCCGGCATCGGTCTTTCTAACCACCGGGTCTATCGCAGCGCGCTCCAGCTCGGAGATGAATGCCTGGTCCGAGGGGACGGTCAACTTGCCGGACTCGTCTCTCCAGCCAGGGTATTCAGCCCATATCTGATCCCGGACATCTCGTAGGTACGCACGACCTTCGTCGGTATTTGCGTCCTCTCCCACCTCGGCGTTAGCCTCTCGGTACATCATGTCACCGATGGTGTTGTTCATAAGCCTGATCCACGTGCTGGGGTTCAGCCTTATAGACTCTCCCTTGCGGAAGTTGTCGTTGTATAGAGTCAAGTCTGTGTCATCACTTTCGGGGGCGAAGAATCCGTAGGTGTGGGGCAGGCGGTCCTCGACCCCGGGGTTGCGCATCACCCATTGCACACCGGCCTTGCTGGCAGGGACGGCGTAGTTGGACGATGTGGTCATCGAGGTACCTATGACACCGAGGACATCTTCCCCGTACTTGTCGAGGAACAGCCTGTCGGCCTCGTTGAAGTCCTGGGCCCGGAGGTCCCTCAGCTCCTGCGACAGGGCCGCAGCTCGTACCAGCTCTCCGCTGTTGGTCTCGACCATGAACTCGGTGTCAGGGGAGGCAGGAACCACCCCGGCCGTAAGGGCCTTGATCAGGTAGAGTCCCCGTGCCCGTTTCGAGGCGTCCTCCATGAGACGCTGCTGGTCCTCGACCGATCCGTCATACTCCCCCGTGGTCTTGAGATAGCCGGCGACTTCCATCACGGTGGTGTTCCACTGCTTGCCGTTCACGTCACCATCGGTAATGAACTGCCCCATGGCCTTGACCCAGGGGGGCATGAAGTTGAAGGCGCTGGCAACCCCTGCCTGGTCCTCGGCTCCTACCGCTCCGAATGGGAGAAGGTTCTCTTCCACGGTTCCCATCGGGCCGATCTCGAAATTGAGGACGTCGGTCATGAAGTCCTTGGCCACCTGGGGCCCGGGCTTATTGGCGGCCAGCCATCCCACAGGAATCTGGGCCACTGGGCCGAGGCCCGGCATCACGGTGCCGAACATCGACAGGCCCTGCACCCGGCCGGTGAGAGGCACGGGTACGCCCAACAGCTTGTCGGTGAGTAGGGTGGAGCCGGGGTAGATGAACACCTGCTCCCCGAACTGGTTCTCCCAGAAAAATCCCTGCCCGTCCTCCTGCCCCAGGAAGTCTCCCAACTCTTCGCCTCGGGCACCCTGCACCAACTGCTGGAAGCGGCGCACCGTCTTGGGATTGCGCCACAGGAGGCCATCAGCCCCCATCCACCGGGTGACCACTTCCTTCCATGCCTCACCGAAGGGGAAGATGAGGCGCAGCCCGTCCATGATCTTGTTCTTCTTGGTCAGGTCATAGAGCAGGTTCTTGGTCTCATCAAGAGCGTTCCCCTTGGCCAGCATGTCAACCTCGTGCAGGCGCAGGTCCCCCACCTTCTTGCTGGCCCCGCCCCTCTCCATACGGCGAATGGCCCGAGATCCAATGTTGGCATTCTTGGCGGACTCAACCATGGCCAGGCGGGTCTCTTCGTCAGCGAAGGGGAATAGGCGCTCGACCTCACGCCAGTATGACTGCTTGAACATGGGGGCCCGGGACAGCTTGTTGGTGGGGTTGGTCATCAGCAGGCCGAACATCTTGTCCACGGTGCGATCCCAGGACTGGAGTACTCGGTCCCGCCCCTTGAGGGCGAACACGTCGTCCCCCACCAGCTTCTCGGGAGCGTACCTGTCGGCCATGCCCGGCAGGTTGGCCTTGAACGTGGTGTCGAGGTGGTTGCCGTCGAGGATATTCTTGCCGTCCCACTGTCCGGTGCGGATGGCGTCTAGCAGGGTGGGGTTGCCTCCGTGGGCGTTCTCCAGCCGGCGAGACACGGACTCGATGTACTCGTCAGAGTCACGGGGATCGGCGAACCGGGCCGGGTGGGCCTGGGCCATGTCGGACTTGAACTTCTGTCCGGCACCCCTCTGGAACCAAGTCTTGGCCTCGTTCAGATCGTCAGAATTAGCCACGTACTTGGACACCGGGTCGTTGGCAAGCCGGGCGATCTCGCTAGCCCAGGCGTTCTCGAACTGCTCACGCTCGTGGAGGCGAGCCTTGGAGTACACCGTCTTTCGGCCGGTGGGGACAGCCCTGTCGATCCAGTCACCGTGGACCCGGGTTAGAGAGGACTTGAGGGCGTGTGACTCTTCTATTAGGTTCCCGGCCAGGTCAGTGGCATGGTGGCGACCCATGATCCCGGCGATGGCAGAGACCGGGTGGTTGAACATGGAGTCGTAGCCGGCGGCTGCCAGGCGCACCTGCTCCTCACCGATGACACGGATGGGCCAGGCGATACGGGTGACCAGTTGGACCGGCTTCCACAATTCATTCTGTAGGAACTCTGCTGCGGCAAATCCGATACGCAGCTCCCCGGTGTCCGGCTTCGCTAGGATCCCGTGCCACTTCGATAGGGATCTCCGGACGTTCCGGGCGTCGGGCAGTTGAAGGGTCTCGGGGGCGTGCTCGATGTATAGGTGGGCGGCGGTATCCCACGCTGGCTTCCCATCGACTACCACGACGTTGTCGGTTTGACCCTGATGGGCGAGACTGTCTACCCAAGTTCGAGATCCTTCCTCGTGAGCATTGTCGTATAGCGCAGTCAGCTTGCTGCGCAGTCTCTGATCTGCTATGCCTCCACGCTCCAGGATCCCTCCCGATTCCTTGAGGGAAGACACGACTCCGGCATTGATCTCGATCCTGTTCTCGGCTCGCATGATGCGGCCCACATGCTTGGACAGCTCCTCGTCAGTGGCCCCGGCGATAGAGAGCCACTTCTCCATCTCGCCCGCTACCACATCTCTGCTGGTGGCATCGATAGGCCCACGGGCCGGCATGTCCATGCCGTAGTTAGTCAGAGCGTTGGTCTCGTAGGGGTCCCGCCCTAAGGCAGGCATAGACACAGTGGACTGTCGGCGGATGCTCGTTCCCAGCTCCTTGCGCAGGATGTCGTCCACTTCATCCACGCTGCGGGTGTCTGCCAGCCTCGTGGCCAGGTCCCCGTTGACCTTGCGGTTGAGACCCCGCCACACTGTGTACGGATCGTTGGTCTTAGCCAACCACTCCTTACGGGCCATGCCTTCGGCCGATGACAGCCACTTGTCTCGGGTGGGTCCGACCATGAAGTTTCGGATCCCCCGCACCAGACCCGCCTTCTCCTCTATGTCCGGGGCCAGGAACATGCGGGGAGACATCACGGCCTTGCCGCCCTTGCCCAGTGCGAATGCGGTAGGGTCGGCTAGCTGGACTCCCAGGTCGGTGATGCCGGACACCAGTTGGAAGGGCTTGGAGTCTACGGCGAAGGGAAGGGCGTCTGCCAGCCACCTGCCTGCCGTCACGTTGTGGGATCCGATCTTGCCCCTCTCAGCCTCACGTCGTCGACGCTCGTCCGCCACCTGAGACTCGGGATCGACCAGCATACCCGAGCCGGCGCTGAGTCCTGTCTGAGCCTGGATAAGGAGATCGCTCTGAGGCTCGGTCCAGTCAACGTGCTTGCCGTGAGCGGCCCCATAGATGTTTCGGATCTGGCCTTGCAGCTCCTGCACCGGCATGTCCAGGGTGGTGGCCCCGGCCCTGATCAAGGCATTGAATCCTGTGGGTCCGGCTGCGGCCTTGCGCTGCGCTCTGACGGCCAGGCGCAGAGGGTCCGTCTCAGGATCGTAGTTGATGACCCGGCTCTCTCCGGCCCGGACATACTCTACAGTCCGCTTCCCATCTCGGAAGTTGACCTCGTTGCGGTCACTCGACACCATCCGGGTGGGGTGGCCACGATAGTTGACATACTCCAGGTCTATGCCGGCGTGCATGAACTGGTCGGACAGCCTCTCCCAGGCCGCTCTCTGTGCCTTGTTGTCGGATGTGGGCTCGGTTAAAACCCCGTTGTCATCGAACAAGCCCGCACTCTGGGCCGCCTCAATGGAGGACTGGAACAGGGACTGCCTGTCCTCGGGCAGAGCTGCCAGCTTGGTAGCCCGGGTCTCCTGCTTGTTCTCTCCCAGCAACTCAGCGGTCTGGCGGAAGATGTTGCTGCCTCCACGCCTCTCACGACGGGCTCCAGGAGTATCCAGAAAGTCTCCGTAGCTAGTGCCCTGGGGATGGCGACGTAGCCACTGGCGGGTGGACAGCTCCCCCAGCTTGGCGGCCGTGCCCTCCCGATACTGCTTGGTCCGGGCCAGAGCCATGAAGGCATCGGGGGTCATGTGAGGGTAGCGTTGAGCCTCCCGACTAAGGCGATCAACTCTCTTGGGGTCGGTGGCCATAGCTCGGACACGGGATGTCTGCCTGCGCTGAACGAAAGACTCGACCTCGGCTAGCTCACGATATACGTCGTCCAGAAAGGGCATCAGGACTCATCTTCGGCCATGGCAATAAGGGGAGCCAGATGCTTGGCATACTCTGGAAACTCAGCCACCAGGGCCCGGATGTCGAAGAGGGCGTCGTTCTGGGCGACAGCGGGGTTGAGAACCTCTGAGCCCGGACCGGGTCCAGTATCTATGCCGGCGGTGACAGGCTCGGTAGGGCGCTGAGATGCAGCTTCTAGAGGGGTAAGTTGCCCCGGCTGAGGCAGCTCGGGAGTCTGGGTGACCGCTTCTCGCCTCTTTCCCTCACCGTAGGCGGCAGGAGCCGGACCCCGGGCGGTACGGGGGCCCGCCTGTAGGTCTGATCGCTGCTCATACGTGCCAGTCCTAGTGCCAGCACGAGGTCCACCGCTGGGCATCACTTGCCTCTCTTCTTGCCTCCACCTTTATATCCATGGGCGTAGGCGGCCCGGCCCTGGCGATCAGCCTGAGCCTTGGTGGGATAGACCTTGCCAGACTTGCCCCACCTGTAGCCACCCTTCACCTTGTGGGTGGGCATGTTACTTGGACTTGGGATAGACCCGCTCGGTCACGGACTCCCGGTGAGCCTTCTGCTGCGAAGGGTCGAGGGTTACGCCCTTGGGGACCTTGCCGACAGGCACGTCTCGGTAGACCTCGACGTACTCGTCTGAGCCGGGCCTCAGCTCATAGTGGACGTTGGTTCCGTCGTCCAGTTGCACATTCTTGTGCGAATAGAAACCTTCCTGGGGATCACTCATTGCGCCTCCTGTGGCGACTTGTTGGGTTCCGGTTACTGCGGACGTGGGCATTTAGTACCTACGTCCACGTGAGCGAGTCCGGCTTGGAGCGGACCTACCACTCCTAGATGGAGAGGACTTGCCACGCTTGGGCTTGGAAGATGCGGCCGCTGCGGTTGCCTGGCCTTTAGCGGACTTGGCAACGCCAGTAGCGGACGCATGTGACTTACTAGATCGGGGCATCATCTCATCCTTATGGCTTGGTCGGTTACACCGATTTGACTCAACATCTGAGCCATGTTACCCAGTGACGGCGAGGGTTCACCGACTGCCGGGATACCTCCAGGCGCTCCCTCGGGGGCTAGACCTGGCTGAGCCTCCGGGGTCCCGGGCTCAGCACCCAGAGCCTGGGCCTCTTGCAGCTTCTTGTTGATGTCGTCTACAGCCTCGTACCACTTCTCCCCCTTGGCGAGGCGCATGGCAAACTCAGCCACCTGAGCTGCTTGCCATGGAGCATCGGGGGAAGCGGCTTGCTCCTGGAAGGCTGCGAAGAACGCATCCTCAGTAGCTTCCAGGCGGATCTCATTTTCCATCGCCTCGTCATCATCGACCATGGGATCGACCTTCATGAAGCCACGTCGGCTCATAGTCCGCTGCGCAATCCGCTGTCCCCCGTTGATCACTAGGTCCGATATGTCGTATCCGGTGACGGGGAAATCAACGACATGCTGGGCCCCTGCCTCGAACACTTCGGAGGGTCGATAGTTGATCGAGCCCCTGACTCCCTTGGTCGAGACATAGAAGGTCTTGTTGTAGTCGAAGTACGCCTTATCGATCTCGATGGCCCGTAGGTTCTCGTCGTGCAGGGCCTCGGCGAACATGTCCTGAGCGTCTGCGATGGTGAAGTCCACGGCTGCCCCCATAACCTGAGTACCTCGACGGGCGGTGCGCACGTTGGTGGGGCTCATACCTCCGAACTCTGCCGGCAGACCGGCTGTCTGACGCTGTGCATACTGGAGATCGTTGCGGACCGTGCTGCCTCGCAGCGAGGGGTCGAGGGGGGTGTGCACGAGCTGGCCATTGGTGATGACCCCGGGCTCTCCTGTCTGGGCGTCCGGAAGCTGGACTACGTGGGGGATGGCACCGTTCTGCGAATTCACGAGCCACGGGGTGGGGTAGATGGCCTTCCTCGTGGCGATCACCTCTAGGGCCATCAGGGCAGCCTCTGTCTTATACATGCCGAGGATGGCATCGAAGTGCCCTGCCGAGCGGTCCAGGGTGACCCGGGACGGGATGACCACCCAGCACATGCCGGCCCGGTTAGGAGTGCGGGTCAGCTCGCAATGCTCGGCCCCGGTGCTGGCGGCGAAGTTCTGATCTGAGTCAGCCTGGCCCAGCAGGACCCACACTACCTCTTCGGCATCGATGTATTCGAGGCACTCGAACTCGTCGTTGTTCTTGGCCGCCCCTTGGTTCTTGCGAATGACTAGTAAGGCATCGGGATAGTTGTCTGCTAGCCATCGATAGTCCCGGCGGTGGCGGACAATGCAGTCAGCCGGCGTGAAGCTGTCGAGATGAAGGTGCGAGGGGTACACGTTGAAGGGGTCCACGGGGTCCCAGACCGGGCAGCTATGAGTGGGATCGGGACGCACGACCACAGGAGCCTTGCCGTATCCGAGTAGCCATCGTGCCCGACGCCCGGTCACCTTCTTGAGGTGTGACTTCTCCCAGTATCCGTGGATGATCTGCTTGCGCTTTCCGGCCTTCTCCTCGGACTGCTTGATCCCAGGCTTCAATGGAGGGTGCTGCATAGAGGGCAGGACGGATGAGATACGCCTGGCGAACTGGTCTAGGCCCTGTTGGGTCAGGTTGGCAACGGCGGCCTGTTCGTTGCGTGACAGCTCCGGTAGTGGCAGTACAACGTCCCCGTTATACACGTCCACCACTGAGCGCATTCTATCAAACTCTGCCCCCATATCAGAGAGGCGTTCCCGATATAGGGTAACGATGTCTTCAACTGAGCGCATCAGACTCCAGCGGGCTGGCGAAACAAAGGAGAGCGCCGACCGGCCTTCGAACCGCTCATCCAAGATGGCATGTCAGGATACATCGTACCGATCTTTGTATTACTTCCCACTATGTCCTGCAAATGGTACTCTCCGAACCACTGAGCCATCACCGCATCGTCGGTGGTCGAATCAGGGTAGAGAGTGACCTCCTGTACCAAGGGGAGCACGGCGAGGCGACTCTGGGTGGGCCTGTCCCCTGGCAAACGTATACGTCCGAACTTGTATGCCGAGGGCAGGGTAGCGTAGATGCCCAGCTTGGGGTCGGCCTTGTTCCTGGTAGTATCGTGTTCTATCACGGACACGTTGCGGGTATTGGCCCAGTCTTGGAAGAACCGGTACTGCATGGCCCATCTCTGTGCGGCGTTACGTTCCATGATCAGGTAGGTGATGGGGTGGCCCTGCTCCTTGGACCATTGGACCCAGTCCTCGGCTAGCCCCTCTAGCCCCTGTCCGTCCTCGGTGGGCTGGAGGAACTCATTGGCCCCCATCTTCCCCTTCTTCACGTTGATCAGGTAGCGATACCCTGTCATGTTGTCCGTGGCTGCCGGAGGCAAGACATACAGCCAGTCCTGGACACTCCAGAACTTGGTGGGGGATGGGTCCACGGTCATGTAGCGCACCGTATAGGAGCCAGGCGGGATGACCTCGGGGAGCTGGCCGATGGCTCTATCGTTGTCCCAGCACCCGAGGTAGTCCACTCCGTCGATGTCCCGGCCGCCATGGACCCACACCTTGCGCACTAGGGCCTTGGTGGGGTCGGTGTCTTCCTGCTGCCACACCGTGTTGTAGTTCCCGCCCTCCTGGGCGCCTCGAAGCCTCTGCCAACCGATCCTCACAGGGTCCAGGAGGCACCCGTCCGGCCACGGCTGAGCCTTGCGCCCATGATCCCCCTCGCACTTCTCCTCGTAGTGGGCCTTGTAGATGATCTGTGTGTACTTCTGGATCCCACCCGTGGGGTCATCGAAGTCCTCGTCGTCTCCCCCTAGCTCAAAAGTGAGGCGCTTGTCAAGGGCATAGCGGTAAACGTCATTGACTCGTAACCTTTGGCCCACGAGGACAAGAAGACCGCCTGGCTCCAGGCGGGTCTCGGCCTCGTCGTCGTACCACTCGTAGAGGGCGTCCACAGCGTCCTGGTTTCGGAGCATGGCAGGGGTCACGAGGTCGTCCCAGTTGATGAAGTTGACCCGCCAGCCCAGGAACTTGGCCTCGTACGAGAAGGCGACCCAGGTGGATTCCTTCTCGGCGGTAGGGGTCTCGCCATGCTGGGCCACAGTGAACATCGAGCGCCGCCACAGCTCCCCAGCCTGTGGTCTCAGGGCCCCGAAGTCCTTGGAGAGGGTGGTCTCGGCGTCGAATGCCCAGCCTCGCTGCTTGTCGTAGAGGCGGGCCTGGACGGGGTTGCGCCGTCCCAGAGAGTCTCTGAGGTTGCCCACCAGGCCCTCGGAAATGATCTTGCCGTGGGATCCGAGCAGTCCTCGCATGGTTCGATCCCGGACCGTGAGCCAGGCGGGGAAGTCATGCGAGAAGATGGTTGTCTTGCCCCCACCGGGAGGGCAGTTGACTACGACGTACTCCTCCTCCTCGGACTCCAGCTTCTCGACAAGCTGGTTGGCTGCGATCTCCTGCCACGGGGTGGAGCGCCGGCCGAAATAGCGTGACCGGAAGTAGCCGAAGTCGGTGAGGGCCCGCTTGGCCTCGGGACTAAGCTGGTCCTCAGTCTTGGGAGGGCCTATGGAGTCGTCGTGCTCACCGGCAAAGCGTTCGGGACGGGATCCAGGAGTAGAGTGATCAGCCTTGCCGGTTCGCAGAATCCCCTTGGCGCTCGACTCGGAGAATCCTGCCTTCTCCGCTGACGCCTTGATCGAGTACCCCTCTCGCCGGTGGCGATAGAACTTCTCGATCTGGGCGGGTCTGATACGGGCTCCCATAGTAGTGGCCAGGATACAGGGTCTTATCCTGATGCCGATACTTGAGGCTCTGGGCTCCGAGAAGGAGTACCGTTCCGAAGAACCCGAGGGCAGTTGTCAGAAGAGTGATGGCGTAGATGGCGGCCAGGTCTCCCAAGATAACCGACCACAGGCATGTTACGATTGCATAACAGCCGAAGATTGCGAGGATGTATCTCACGGCTTCTTCACTCCCAGATAGTCGGCCAGATTGCCTTCGAGGCGGAACCACTCCCGGTTCGGATAGACCCGATGGGCCTTCCATCGCTCGTGAAGCTCGGTCTCTAGATCCTTGCTGTGCTGAGTATCACGACAGTCTAGCGTCAGCATCTTGTCGTCCTCGTGCAGGGCGAGATCATCCAACCTCTGATTGAGATTGTCAGTCCGGCCGATCTTGATGGTGTCCCCATACTTGACGTTGGAGGCTCCACCGGGAGCCAGGAAGTAGACCAGGGGCTGGTACATCTCCCGATTGTCAGGAGACCTCTCACGACCCTCCCAGAACTTGAGGAGGAACTCCTCCTGGTATTGGTCGCCACCTTGGTTGGCGGGACGGGTGATTACAGGCTCGATGAAAGCGCCCTTCTTCTTGGCTCGGGTGGCAGCCCTCTTGAGCCGATCGTACGGGATACCCCACTTTCTGGCCGCCTCGGGCAGGGTTAGGAGGGTCGTGTCGTCGGTGAGATCGGGTCCCGGGACCTCAGAAACGTCCTGCATAGACGCTATGGGGACGTCCTCCGGGACGTAGAAGCGCTCCGGAACCCCGGGCGCCACTGCCGTGGCGATTGGGCCCGGGGATTCTCGTCGCTTGTACTGCTCCGTCCCCCGGTCGGTCAAGCCTCTTGTCTCAGCGACCCACTCCTCGGCGTCATCGTCCGTGATATATAGCATTCTCGTTTCTATTGAAACAGCTCCATGACACACCATCGCCCAGCCGTCAGACTCCACTGATGGGATGTAGTCGCACTCCGGGACCAACATCTCCCACGCCTTCTTCGTGTACCCACTCACGAGGATACGTAGCACGTAGTTCTCCCGGGCCAGCCCGCCGCCCATGGCCTTGGCATCACCACGCTGGGCTAGACCTATGACGTTGAAACCTGCTATTCTGCTCATGTTGAGCATCATCCGCAGATCCATAACCGGAGTACAGGGCCCCTTGTCGAAGTGCCGCCACCACTGTTCCAGCTCGGCCATCAGCGTGGGTGCTTCCTCTACGATCAGCACCCTACGAGCTAGCCCGGCAACGTACGCCTCTACCTCCCGACGAGGCAGGGTGTCAGCGTGCGCCACACGGTCCCTAACCTCTTGCGCCAGGTCGGTGATCGCCCGAGCGATGGACGGCATGTCGTGCACGTTGTGGGCGCCAGGAAGGTCACGGAGCCAGAGCTGTGAGAGGTGCTTGTTGTCGATATTGGTGATCTCGCACTCTTCATCCTGGGCCATCAACTGCACGGCGATGGAGCGTGCTCCGGCGGACTTACCTCCCCCGGTGGGGCCAGAAATCAGGACATGCGGATGCCGGGAGAGGTCATACTTGACTTGCACCCCGTCACGAGACTGGCCTAGCCATACCTCGGCGGGTCGAGTAGCCTTGACCATCTTACGCACCGTGCCGTTGGGGGTCCCATTCTTGTCAGTCCACGGGGTCTTGTCTGGCAGCTTGGCGGCCGGCAGGAATCTCACGGAGCCCGAGCGCCCGGCTAGGGCCCACTTGTGTTCCACGTCCCCTAGGTCCACGTCGGCCCGGACCCTGACGGCATGGACGATGGCCTCTAGGTTCTCATCTGCCACATTGCATTCAGGGTGCACCTTGACTTCGAGTCCCACACCCCACATGGCCCTAAACCTCCGGAATCGGACCACTCGGCACGCAGCTCTGCGAGGCTGGTCCTTACCGTTCCAGCCTGCGAGCTGTCGGGTGGCATTGGCCACGGGGCGGATCCACCACTTGTGTACGGCACGCTGTACGGCACACCAGGCGATCAGCACAGCGAGCCCGCCTAGCATCCATGCTGCGGTGTATGAGCGCCACACGAGGCTAAGGGACAGGGGATGGCCGGCTCGCATAGCCTCGGCCATAAGTAGTCCGGTGGTTCCGGCCGAGCGCCCGAGGCCCACCAGGGTCCGGTGTCTGGGATCCTGCTTCTCCTCGGTTAGCTCAGTCTCTAGGGGCCCTCCGGTGAACCAGTAGAGGACCAGGGTGGCGATCTCCTGGTCTAGCCATAGTCTCTTGCGCTCCTTGGCGAAGTGGACCCACACCATGGCGGCCGCAATCGCCACGAGGACGAGAAGGACGAACGGGCGCCACGGTGCGAGTAGAAACATGAGGCTAGGCTATCCGGGGCTTGACACCTTCGCTCTGGTGTGAGACACTGTATCCGTGGAAATCATCCTCGTTCTCGTCTTCATAGCCATCTTCAACGGCGTACCGCTGATATTCCGCCGATATTGGTCCGAATGTCCGTGATTTCGGGCAAATCTGCCTAGAATAGACTCTGAGGCTTACGGTATTGTCCATTGGTTCCTGTGATATAACACACTACATAGACACCCGGCCGCCTGGGCACACGGGGGGTCAAACATTCATGCATGCACCATCACCACGACACGATGTCACCACATCACACCATCACCACGTGGTGTGCGTGCGTGGTGCCCCTGCCCCCCGTGGGTGTGGGGTGCGTGGTGTCCATCATGTATATGATTGATATGTATACATGGATGCGTGGGCGCAGCGTCACTAGGGGCAGCGTGACTAGGTGGGTGTGA